ACTAATAATACTAAATCTATCATCATGATAACATCCAATATAATATGATACAGCCTATTAAGCAGATAAACAGCACAACAGTCATTAAATAACAACCTCTCCAATCTTTACTGACTCAACAAATGCTGACATCAAGAATAAATGTACACTATCAGGAACTGGAATTCCAAGTGCTTCAAACTTAATTAATGTAGCAGCAAGCATTAAAGTAACTTGTTGCCAGTCAACGTAATAAGGTAATGTCTCAAATGACATCTGTCCTTTAACAATCTTTAATACACAACGAGCAGTAGCCAATTGCATATAGTCAATTGGCTCCTGATGAGATTTATCTTCATCACTAAGTGGGTCATTTAAGTGTACAGGTTTAAGTGAAATATAAGCTGTATCAATAAGTTCCTTTACACTATCCCAGTCCATATTGTCATCATTAATCTTGTAACCAGCATTATAACGAATATAAAGAGATAAAGCATCTGTAATAAAATCTGCAAGACCAGATAACTGAGCCTGGAAAACAGAGTCACGTGTCTGGTCAAGAGCAACAACTGCTGCTGCACTTCTCATATTCTCCATATCAAATGAAGCATTCTGAATTCCAGCAAGTTCATACATAGTTGTCTTATAATCCTGAACAGTTGCTGATAACTGTGGGTCAAGTGGCGTAGGATTAATTACTGTCATAAGACTGTCTAATGGTCTCTGACTATCAACGTATAAACATTCACCAGCACCATTTGTAATTGCCTTCATTGCAATCTCAACATCTGAATTAAATACAGGTGTTGCACCTTTATAGTTACGAATGAGCTGCTGTTCTTTTGCATTCATTTTATTAATTTCACGCTGCAATGGGTAGAGTAAATCGAATAAAGAATCTGACATTACTGTTGCAAATCCTGTATCCCACTGCATTACAGCAATAAGTACTTCTTCAAATGGATAAGGATATTCAGGTAAAACTTTACCATCAATTGTAACATGACATGTCTGTGTTAAACAATTGAAATACATACAAAGGTCAACAGTAACTTTACCAGAAATACTGTCAATCATTTCTTTCATTTTTTCAGGGTCTTCAATAAGTTTCTTTACATAAATAAGTGCTTGTGCAGATGGGAAAGCGTAGTCTCTGTATAGACACTGTACAATCTTTCCTTTATTCATCTGGCTTTCAAATATACCAACTTCATAATCATTTGCTTTGAAAAGTTTTCCAGTAAATGGGTCAATAATTACGTAAGAGAATCCAAGTACAGCAGAATCATGAAATACATCAATACATGTTCTGTTAAACTTATCCTTCTTTATATACATACGCAAGATGCGTTCAACTTCATCTTTATAGATAATATATTCAAAATTCTGGTCTTCAGATAACAAATATGGTACAAACTGAATTGTACCAAGTCTGCTTGTAATCTGGTCAATAATTTGTTTGAGATAGTTCTTAAACAATCCAGTACCATAGTCACTACGTTCTTGGTCCATCCATGTGAAAGGACTTGAAAGATAACTGCTGTTTGACCAGTCAGAACCTTTAAGTGATGGAAACATCTTATTATAGAAAGCACAAATCTTAAGATATTCACGTGAATACTTATTTGAAATAATGGCTGAGAGTCTATTAAAATCTGTGCTTATTTCTTGTGGTAATTCCCATGTCCTTGTTTTTTCACCAGGATATAGCGTAGGCCTATTAACATTCTCAACTGGGTCATAAACATATTCCAAACCATTTATATTCATTTACCATGCTCCCTAATAAATCTCTGAATTGCAGCTTCATCATCAAGTCTATTAAAAATATCACTATCAGCATTTAACTGGTTACTAACATCCTTAACAGAACTTAATTTCATTTTGTGTCCAGCTTTTGTTTCAAGTTCAATAACAATATCTTTCTTAAGCATCTCTGATGATTTGCGTAATACTTCACATAAAAATTCAAGAGACCACTCTGCTTTTGCAAGCTGTCTTATTGCTTTACGACGCTGTGCCTGCTCATAGTGAATCGTAATAATCTGTCTTAATAAACTTGGTTCTTTTGCCATAATACGATTATATCCTTTTTATACCACTTTGTAAATGTACCTTATTTGCTTAACACTATTGGTTTTTCATTTTCATTACCATTACCATTCCATTATCTTATTATTCCATTTAACTAGTATTTAATGAATAATGATAAAATGGAATAATGGAATAATGGAATAATGGAATATGAATATCACACACCAATGGCATTCCATAAACAGTATCTCATACACGGTAAAAGGTCTGGGTGGAATACTTTATCATCAATCTCACTGTATATCTCACCATTAGGACCACGTAAAAGAATAGTGCTTTCACATTCTTTTGCTGTTTTACCATCTTTTAATAACAATAAACGACCTGTTCTCATAAGCTCGTCTATTTTGTCCCACATAATCTTTTTGTCAGTTTTGTGTGCATTTGCTATCTGCATTCTCAATGGACCAAGAATGTCATCTTCAAATTTACAGTTTAATCCAAGTTCCTGTGTCACATGTTGGTCATTATCGTCTGCATCCCACAGGATACGCTTGTTTGCTTGTTTAGCTGATTCGATGTCTATGACATTAAAGAACTCTAATGCTTTGCCCCATGCAATCATTACCTGCTGTTTCAAATACTCAAGCTGACTTATTTTATAGTCATTGATATCCAAGCGATTAAACTTACAGTTAAAGAACTCGAAGCCTTTTCCTTCATCATCTGACCATGCAATACCGATAATTGCATCATTATCTGAACAACCATAGTCAACACCAAAGAATACACGTGAAATCTTCCACTGTGGAATACCTTCTTTAGGGTCATAAACTTTGAAGTTAGGATAGAGAATCAAGTCATCATCATAAGCCCATTCACCTTTGTATTCTCGTCTTGCAAATGGTGAATCCCATGTCAGACCTTTTTCTTCAAGTACTTTTTCAACGTACGCACGTCTTGCTTCAACATTTACAGGATGAGGGTTATCTTCCCATGTCCATGTAAAATGTGGAACTTCCCATGTTTTCCATGCAAGTTCTCCATAAGTATTCTTAACTTGTGGTGGTGTTCCCGCACACAAGAACTTATAATCATCTGCATAGTCCATCTGCATAGGCTGAAGAACTTCTCTCTGAAGATACTCCAACAAATCTGACTTTAAGTGAAAGAACTCGTCGATAACGATAACCTTTGCTTTATTACCACGAATCTGGTCAGGGTCTTTTGTATTTGACAAACCACGTACAAGTATCTGTGAACCATTGTCCATCTTACGCCAATTGAATCTTTTACCTTTCTTGTCTTGTAAGTGACACTTTTCTACAATTTCATTTGCTGCTGAGTCAATAAGACCTTCAGTCAATTCCATTGTTTCACCAATATAGATACATGTTGTATTAGGTCTGCGCATACACTCAATCATGCTTACAGCTACTAACATGTGCGTTTTACCTGCACGTCTTGAACAACACACAAGTATTGTACCATTTCCTGAATTGATAACATTAAGCTGCTTATCAAAAAGCGTGTGCAATATCATATAGATATTATATGCATTATCATAGCTTAGTTCTGCAACTTTTGTTTCACCTGCTCGTCCATCCAATCTATCAATAAGATACATCTGTGCACGTGTGTCACGATGTATGATTGCACTGATGTACATAGAACGTACAAGTGCATCACGTTTAGACTGTGAATTCGCAACTGTTAGTGCAAGGTCTGTTACAAAATCAAGTTCAGATTTAGCTTGTCTCATTCTCATTTCTAATGCTTTAATCTGATTCTTAGTTATGGCTACGTTACCATCTTCTGTTGTTAATACGCCAGTTAATGCAGCTTGAGTCAATACATTTGTCCATTTTGAATATGACATCTCAACAATTAGTAATGCATATTCTGGGTCATCTTGAACGAATTGTAAGACTGGTTTATGATTTAATGCAGCTACTTCATAAATACTGTCAAGTACTTCATCTGGTTCTTTTGATGTCGTATTACCTGCCCATGGCATGACAAGTTTTTCATTCATCAATTGACGTGTAGCTTCAGTAAAACTCACATTTGCAATCTGGTCATTATCTTGTTCGCTGATAGCCAATTCACACTGTTCTTGCACTGCTAGTTCATTCATGGTTTATTCCTTACAACACCTTGATAAAATCAAAACTCTTTAAGATTTCTTTCACCTGCTCAATCTTGTCATGACTTACTTTAATTTTAAGAATTACATCTTTGTTTTGTCCAGGCTCACTTGCTACATGTCTAACTGTAACAGGCTTTGCCACATACTTCTGTATTGCTGGTGCTTTGTAATCTGGAATTGACACACAGAATTGTTTATATCCTTGCTTTGTAATTTTACCATAGCTTGATGTAATCTGCAAAAGTGCTTTACGTGCTTCATCTTCTGTTTCTGCATTTACATAAATGACAGGCCAATCAGTGTTCAAGACGTTTGCATCATCAACAGCTAACCGTGTAATTGCTTCTTTACGTCCATGTCCGTCAAGAAGAAAGTTTTTTCCTTCATGCTGCCATATTGCAAATGGCATCATCAAGCCTTCATTAATCAAAGAATCTGTTAGTTCCTTGATGTCCTGGTCTGTACGTTTCTTGAGTTTACCTTGAAACGGTACCATCTCTGTCAACTTGAGTGTGTCACTCGATTCACAGTTAATTTTTATCATGTCTTGCTCCTTGATTTTATTATAACATTAGCTTATGTTTTTGTACATATTATTAGCTAATATAATAATGAAAAATGTGTTATATAGAAAGAAAATCGCATTTTATAATAATTCATCATGGTTTATGGTTCATTATCCATTTAACATTATAAACAAGAACAAGACATATTTACACACGGCATAGTTCAGAAAAGGGCATGAATCATGAGTCACGAGGCAAATAGCAGGTTGGTGCGAACATCGACAACATTCTCCTGCTACACTTCTAGTGACTAGGCTTGTGAATATACAAAAAAATTTTTTAAGGGTTTATTTTAATTTTGAAAAATAAATTTTTTTTCCACCCAAACTTATAAAATTATACTTTTCAAATTAAAAAGTGTATATTCATAAGCCACCATGTTCTAGTATTTAATTCAACACTAATCATTATTGTGTTGCATGTTGTGTTGTTCATGTTATTATTGCGTGTTGCGTGTAACGTTCGTGACAAGAGCAGAGGGTCTTGTTGCAGGTCTAGCAATCCCCGTGGCACTAGTCGTTCTTGAATCCCTTGCTTCTCTTGTTGCTAGTCATTGGAAATCATACAAGCCAAACTTGTTATGAATCATGATTAATTAGACATATTGTTATGAATCATGTTAAATTAGACATATTGTTATGAATCATGATTAATTAGACATATTGTTAAAAACTGGCCCATCGGTTAACGGGCTTTTTTCCAGGAAAATTGTTCCTGTACGTGGTTAGGTATTCACCCACCCTCAACTACTTAATAGTATAACTTGATTCTGGTCGCCTTGGTTCAAATCGAGGTTCTTAAATCAAGGTTCTTTGAAAATTATTAGTGATGGATGTCACGTTCTTGAATCAAGATTAGATTCAAAACGATTAGTGATGTACGGGTTTTGATTCGTGATGTTAGTTCAGTGTGGAGGTTATACCTTCACCTACTAGTGTCGCTATGATGTCAGATTAGTGATTCAAAGTCAACAAATCTGACTTCACGGCCACATTAGGCCAAGGAGTATTTTATGGAAAACAAAACAATCAAATCTCTCTACATCAAAGGCGAAAATGATGCAGACTTCAGAACTAGCGATGGATTCTTCAAGGACCCATTCACAGGAAAAGAACTCACAGGAAATGAGGAACGTTTGCAGCTCGGTACAAAAACACCACGCATCAAGGATTCACAGGGCAATGCAATTCCTATCGCTTACAAGTTCTGGACAAAGGAAGAACGTGATGCTTTCAAAGCTGGCTCTGGTTCAGGAAAGTCAAGTTCTGGCTCATCTGGAAAAAAGAAAAACAACGAGCTTCGTGAGAGCCTTTTGAATCTTCAGGAATATCTTGACAAAGTTTTGCCAGGTGACAAGAAGGTTGCAGCAATGATTGCTAAGATTATGCCAGCTGACCCTGAACAGGAAAAGCTTGCTAAGAAAGTTGCTGGAATGTCAGACGAGCAGAAAGCTATGCTCAAAGCTTTGCTTGCCTAACTAATCAATCAATCAAGTCTTTATCTCAGATACATTATTTATAAATAGTGTATCTGAATGTAAGGATTTGTTAAGAACGTATTATGTAAAACGTGTTAAATGATTTGTCATGGCCTTGTACTAGATTCTTGATATGTTATGTCGAAATGAGTCTAGACAATAATCGTGATAAATAGGTGGATTCTATGGGTCTCAGAAAAATTACAAATGCTTCTGACCAAGGTTGGAACAAATTGAAAAACATGTTGAATGTCAAATTCAACAAGAAGTCTGGATGGTACAAGTTTCGTGGTGTCAGGAACGGCATGTTCGTTCTGCTTGACAGAAAAGGTGAAGAGTTCCTTTCGAACCAGATTTTTGTAACATGCTAATTTTGTTGATTATTCAAAATTACATGTTCAGATTATTAATATTGCCTTATATTACTGAGTTTGTGCAGAAGATAATCGAATATATAGAGATATTTTAAGAGGTGTTCTAATATGTCTGAATTAATCATGGCCTGTATGGCTTTGAAACATGCAATGTCAAATGACCTTGCTGTTGAGCGGTACACAATCATGAGAAGTGTCAAGTACACTCATCCTGGTTGGGTAGAACTACAAAAGAAGTCTAAGACTAAGGAACGAGTGTATGGTAAACATCATTAAAGTTCGTGGCACGTTCATTCTGCTCTATAATGACAGAATCGTGCTAAAATCAGAATCGTTGTTTTACATTTCAAGTATGGCTGAGGTATTGTCATGAGTGATGCTAAAAAAGATAAATCAGAGTCGTTGTTTTACGAGGTATTGTCATGAGTGATGCTAAAAAAGACAAACCTTGGACACGTAAAGAATTGTCATTAAGAATTGGGTTCGGTGAGCTTGCTAAAGCAGTCATTGAACAGTGGCACAAAGATGGTGAGCCTGAGTGTGACAGAGAAGCAATGCAATATTGGTTTAATGTCTATTCACAGTTCTCACATAGAAAAGATGAGGTGACATCATGCTAGAAACATTGATAGGTGTGTTAGCAATCGTAGGTGTTGCTTTCATATTCGGTGTGGTGCTGAATCCGTTCTTTTGGCAAGGTCTAAGAAACAGCAAGTTCTGGGATGAGCAGAAAAAGGTAGATTCACAGGACTTAATTAACCCTGACAAATAAGGAACACGTCCATGAACAAAGAATATATGCTTAGAGTACTAAGCTATGTTATTCCAGAAATGGAAGCAAAGTACAGGTCTTTGTTTGACACGAGTGGCAGTAGCAAGAGTAGAGCAGGAGCTGCTGTCAATCGTAGCAAACGTAAAAAACTGATGGACATAGCTAAGTTAATAGAATACTTACTTAGATATTGTCCAGACACAATGGAAATCACAGACCCTGATTTATGCAAGGCCTTTGATAGATTAACAGAACCAAGGAGAATAAACTCATGAGAATAAAGCAGAATAAACTTACAGAGAAACCTGATTTGGAATACACTATGCACGGAACATTAATCCAGGTGTACAGCAAACCTTGCTATTGTGTGAACATCGTGAACGAAACATCACGTCATTGTTATCCGCTAACACCAAAGCAGTATGAAGTATACATGCTTGGTAATAATCCTAAGAAGCAAGCTGAAAAGATTGGCAAAGTTATCATGCCTAGATAATTTTTATATAAATCATATTAAAGGAGATACATTCTATGGATAGAGTTCCGGATAAAGTTATAAATGCACTTGAACAAGTTATATGCTGTTCAGAAGGCTTATTAGATGTACAAATTGAACAGGACACAAGCAAAGAAATCCTGATTATCCAGGATTTGAATCATGAACTCAAGACAATCATGAATTGCAAAATGAATTCAGTTGGTGCTACAATTAGGCAGGTCTGTAATCACATAAACAAA